TCATGTAACCCACCTCACTTCTTCTCGATCATTGGCTAATTGGTGACAGATCCCACTCCGATCTCGTGTGTCCAGCCTTTGAACCAGCGCGTGTCGGGTCAATTGTAGCTGTCTGGCTGCTCGAACGACTTCAAGCAGGCGTCGATAGCCATCTTCGTGGCATCCATCTATAATATCTTGGATTCCCGCAAGGACTTCTTCTTGCAGTGCCTCGTATGAGCCCGGCGGCAGCGTGTCGCGCGAGAAGCCCCGCAATGACTCGGCGCTATAAAAATCCTTCCGGCACCGTCCGTAGTGCCTAATCAATTCATCGACGCCGGCTATATCATCCATGGTCACGACGGGGTGACCCCGGTGATCAGCGTAGGCTGCGAGCAACTTGCTCAGGTAGACAACTTCATTCTCGGCGGGTTCGTCAGGAGGCTCAGGAATCTGCGGTCGTTGAGGCAGTCCACCACCAAATCTGGCAACATGCCAGGGTGTCCCTCGGTGGTCATCCAGCAACCGCTGGGCTGGGATGTAGCCGATTACGCTGAAATCCAAAGCGTCAAGGTGATCTTGCAAGTCACCTTCGAGTACGACTTCTTGGGTGGACGTGATCCCATTGCGGCAATGTCCATCCCATTCCTCGATCAGTTTCGCCTTCAGGGCATCAGGTTTCTTGAACAGCTTAATCAGTGTGGTGCCTGCTCCTTGAGGTGCCACGAAACGGTACTTCCTTGGGAACGTGAACTCGCCCTGTTGCGAGTAGTACACCGCCTTACCCAATTCGAGCCAGATATCGCTCGGCCTCAAAGGGTGGTCGTAGTGCTTGCACTGGAAATTGTCCCAGACATCTGGGTCGTTTTCCGAGACGGTTGCGATCACATCCCGTCCCATGTCGCCCGCGCCTCCGCATTTTTCAACGAGATAGTATTCCGATTTGAGGCTGTGTGCCCACTCCAGTACAAACGCTTCCCAGTCGTCATGACTAAACAGCTTCATCAGGTCCATCGCTGGGACGAGGGGTCCACTGGCGACTGTGTCAGCCGCCGGCTCCGGCGGCTCTGGCGGGGTGGGTAGTGGCATGGTCTGTCTCAAGCCGCCACCTCCCCGTTCTCCATTAGGCTTGTTGATAGCAGGTCGCGAGCTTGGACCTGCAGGGCGTTGGCGGCTTTCCATACCCTCTTTTCAAACACTTCTATGTGTTCATGCTGGGCCAACACCACCTCCGGATTTGCTTGTGTTTCGTGGGCTAATGTGTAATTCACCGGCAATCTTCGGCGGGTCCGGTGGAACTGTTCGTTGTGCAATTATTATCAATATTCATTTGATGCTTTTAATTTTACACTCTTTCCTTTTTTTCTTAATAACCTTCTTTTACAAAATGTAGTAACAACTGCTACTACCAGTAAGATAGCAAAAACAACAACTGTGTACCCTAGTTGGCTAGAATTATTAGCATCTGCATCACATGCTTGGAAATAGGCAACTAAGAAACCAATAACAGCGCTTGCAAGAATCGAAGAGATAGCAAACCAAACTTCATAATCAGATAAAACTGAAGCATCTACCATTTTAATCTCAATTGAATCTGGTATTGATACTACAACATTGAGAGAACTACTGACTGGATTTCCAGTATTCTGAGTCGAAGATGCTGAGGCAGCTTCAGCATGTTTTACATTTTCAGACATGCTATTCGCTCCTTTTATTGATCTCTTCCCACATTTCTTTGGGCAATATGCCGTTATACCTCCCACCGCTCATTAATGGACTCATGAGAAAGTTGATATTATAAGGCGCTCCTTGGGTAAATTCTCCCATTTGCTTTAAAATTAAATCCCAAGCTTCTTGAGATTCAACTTGAACAATGTAAAAGGTTGATAGTGGTCTCGCCCAAGAATAGGGATTCAACATTTCCCTCATTTGGTCATTGAGTCTCGTCCAGTCATCTCCTTGTGCGCTGATATCCCAAGATATGACAAAATGCATTTTTTATCCTTTAGATTTATTTAAGGCACAACGGGCTGGTTAAGTATGGCAATTAGTTGCCGTCTCCTGCACCAGCGAGGTTAGCTATGAATGCTCATACTCGTCGCATCTGGGGATGTATTGCTTAAATTTCCTATGCTGCTCATCCCATCTAAAGTATTTGAGTGTTCCAGCGCCAGTCAATCGGATTTTATCCATGATTGTCATAATCTCATGTTTTCTTTCTAGTACAGCACGACCAATGTTATGATAGAAGATGGACCAAGCCACGACAGCATCTCTCCAGTGGACTTCACCTTTTTCATCACCCTGAGTTACAAACAGATATGCTGGCGGTTCAAACTCCTGTCTTGCTGCAAGATTTATCAGCTCTTTCGTGATTTGTTGCTGCCCAGCGCCACAAGCAGAAATGACGACCAACACAGGACCAGGATAATCGTTGTCTTTGATAAAAGAGCTAATCTTTTTCGCGAGATATTTCCACGTGGCATCTTCAGCTCCTAATGACAATCCAAATTCGTCGCCATGTGCTGCGAAATGCAAGCAAAGGGGCCACTTGCGCTGATTTTTCGGAATATGGTCTGGGTTTATGCTGGTTAGATATTCCAGGGCAGTCTCGAATTCCACTTTAGATCTTACGATAGTTGCTGTGAAATGGTGCCCCAGTAACTTGCATAGTGCGCTAAGCGTGGCGCTTTCGTTCCGTTCCTCGAACGCATCCAGAGCACTCGGACTCTCTACTGAAAACACTCTCATATATGTCCCCATCGTGAGTGTCTCCTTATCGTTTTAAATACTAACTTATCTAAGCGGAAATCTGTCTTTATGAAATAAAGACCCTTCGCTGCAGAAATGAAATTTTCTTCAAATATTTGACAATTTCGTCGACTCTACCATAAACCTTTGTTTAGTCAACACTATTTGATTGAATACCTTTCATATCGTTTGGTTGTCCGCTATTCACTTTTGCACGCTTATCGATGAATTTTGAAATTTCCACGTAAGCACAACAGTTCTGTTGTCACCACATCAATTTTGTGTACACTTTTTAACTCTTTGTGGTGTATTCTTGTAAAGTTAGAGTCGTGTGAAATGTTGAGGCACCCTCAATAATTGCTGACCAACAATTCCCTGCCATGGGTCTGTTTCCCCTTCGCCACCGTATATTTCAGGCTTACCGGATTTATCTTAAACAGCCTGAACACCTCCCGGATTTCAGGATGATCATTGATGCTCAATATAAAATAGCTCTGAATCCCGGCCAGAACGTCCGCCAACTGCTGATAATCGGACAACTCAAGATTGTGCTCGTAAAACGGTGCCTTGTAGTAAGGCGGATCACAATAAAAAAGCGTCCCCGGCTTGTCGTAGCGCCTGATAAAATCCTCCCAGGGTAGATGCTCTATCGTCACGCCCACCAGGCGCAAATGGACCGCCGACAGCTCCTCTTCAATCCGTAAAAGGTTGATGCGCGGTGCATGCATGGGCGCCGTGCCATATACCCGTCCTTTGACCCTTCCTCCGAAACAAAGGCGCTGCAGGTAATAGTAGCGGGCCGCCCGCTGAATATCAGTAAGCCCGCCGGCAGCCTGTTGGCGTTTCCAATCCTCGAACCATTCCCGCGATGACAATAGCCACTTGAACTGCCGTAAAAATTCCTCCAGATGGTTTTGCAGCACCCGGTAAAAAGCCACCAGGTCGCTGTCCAGATCGTTGATCACCTCATATTTCGATTCCGGTTTTTTGAAAAACACCCAGGCCGCCCCGGCAAACACCTCGCAGTAAGCTTTATGCTCGGGCATCATATCGATAATTGTTTTCGCCAGCTTCGATTTCCCGCCAATGTACGCTAATGGGCTGTTCACGGCCGCCTCCTTGTGCATTCGAATCGACGTGTGATATTAAACCCGTGCGTTTGGTCCCTCCATCGCACCGGGCCGTCTGATTTCAGATGTCTGGTTGTCCTCGAGCAGCCATTCGCCCCGGGGATGCGCCCACATCCACCGGGGCGGCCCAAACCCTCCTAACTTGACCTGGCGGCTTTCATCGCTGCCTTAAGCCGGCGCTTGAGATCCTTGTCGGCGTTCAGCGCCTTGTTGAAATGTTTTTCATTGTTCCGGGCGATCAAAAATGTACCGCCCACACCGATACAGATTCCCAATAAAACCCATCCTGCCGCTGCCATTTTTCCCTCCTCTTGGTTGATGAATAAAACGCCTTTATTCAGGCCGTTTATAAATTTTTGCGCCCAGATTTTGCGTCCATCCAATCTCTTCGGAATACTGGGCGTACATGCTTTTGATGGCGGCCTCCAGGGCGCTCGAACGGCTCAGATTTGTCGGATTGACCCCATCCGTGCCATCGTCGAACCAATCCGCCTGGGCCATGATGTGGATCTCGTAGCTTTCCTCGTGATCGACGTCGCCCGTGTAACTTCCATCGACCCAAATATCTCCGCCGCTCGCGGACTGGGTTGCCTTTTGGATCAGGATTCCGAAAATCTGAGTGATTATTGATTCGTTGAATCGGGTCGCCTGGATGTAGGTCCCGTCAAGGACGAACGTTTGATTGACCGCATCCCAATGGTAGTCGGTCTTTTTTTCCTGATAGCAATAGGCATCGAATTCTCCCAAATTGATCGGCTCCGTCATGCCTAACGGGGTGTGTATCCGTAACTTCGATTGGCCCGTCCGCCATCGTTCCGCGTCGCACTCGACGTCCGGTATCGAACCGGGATGAACCGTTGACGATTGTTGATAATAGACCCAATGCTCCAGCCGCATGATTCCGTAATGCTCCTGGTTGATCCGATCCCGGAGTCGCCGCGTGTAAAAGAAAAAATTGGAGTCGGAGAGCGCCGGCGCATTCGCGCCCAAATCCACGTTAATCGAATAAAAAAGCGACCGCGTGTCGTTATAATCGGACGAGTTAAACGTCGGATTATACCAGACCCCTGACACATGGCTAGAGGCTCCCGCGCCCTCCATATATTCCGTGCAATAGGTTTCCGGCCATTCTCCGGATTGGGAAAGGGATTCATATTGCGTCATCTTGTATTCCCCGTCGTAATCGAACTCGGACGGGTATTCTCTCATCAAAAAATTAGAGTAGTTTAACAGATCGTCAGGCCAATAAACTGTCCCAGGCTGGCCGCCCCAAGAACCTGTCTGAAGCCCATCGGTATCCACCGTCTGGTAGACCTGCTGAGAATCCGGCCAGTCCTCTTCGAACCGCTCGAAAAAAAGTTCCAGATCGTCCGAAGAGGCCGGCCATGTGACCCCTTCCAGCGTCGCATCATGGGCATAGTCGTCGGTTCTCGGGTCCCAGACGATATAGGCCCCATCCTGGCCGTCAGCCGCGACAACGATCACAACGAACTGATCCCCGCATGCCCTTGGCTCTTGCTTAAAACCGATAACGGTCGCCTGGGCATCGGTACGATAGGGCTCCCATTTGACGATCACCGTGTCACCGTCCTCGAAGGCTGCAGCGTTGCAGGACATGTATTCAATGGGCACGTCATCCAGGGCGTTGACCGCGTTGATGTCCAGATCCTGGATGCTGCTGAACAGCGGATCGAAAACCACCCGGCAGGTATTTTGGATCTCGTCGATATTGTGGATCGTCGCGTATCGATAGGTCGGGCGCCATTTCTGGATGGCGGGCATGATGGCAAAATTCCGCATGGCGTCGGCCACCGGCAAGGTAAGGAAGGGAACGGCCTGCCCGTCCAGGGATTGTACCCAGACAGCGCCGTCATCGTAGCCCGGCCGGATGTTGATCCCGTTTTTCGCCTCGGCGCCGGGCTCGATGGTGCCGACCTCCCCGGTCAATCCTTCGGAATAATCCGCACACCAGGCCGTGGTCCGATAGTCCATGCTTTCGATGATCGCATCCAGTTCGGCGATCCTTTTTTGAAGGGAGGACTTTCTCAATTGAAGTGCGGCCAGAATATTCGGATCGCTTTCTTCAGCGATTCGGGCATCTATGTTGGCCAGGGCCGCTGCGAGATGGCTGAGTTTTACCGCTGCCGCTGCGGTGTCATGCTTGACCTCGATGGTATATTGCCCATCCCCGATCTCGCTTATGATTTGTGCCTTGCCCATCACCCGGCCTCGACTACATCGACATATTGCCGCGTCGGTGACAGCATGCAAACGATGCTGCCCACTGTCATCTCGTCCGATCCATAAACCGCAGTGTCTCCGGGCCGTAGATAGAAATCGGGCTTGGCGCATCGGTACTGCCGACGTCCGTCGGCCATGACGGTTTCAGTTTTGACGCCTTTCAGGGCGACTACACTCGGAGAGAGGTATGTCCGGGTCCGGTAGCCCACCAGGGTGATGCTCTGGCTATTTCCGCCGCGATCTGTCCGGTCGCTGTAATAATCGACCCGGATCAGCTCTTCCCGTAAAACCTCTTCGCCCTCGTCGACCGCCGCCATGTCGACCACGATCTCACCGTTTGGCCTGGCCGCGATTGCCGCAGCCGCCGCAGCGGTGTACACAATTGAAAGCGCAAGATAGGATGGTTCCCCCGTCCGCATCCGGAGCTGGAGCGATTTCAAGCCCGATAAATCGTAATCCTCCAGTCCGTCCGCCGCGCCGGTCATGCGCGCATGATATCGATAGATCAGCAGCAGATCGCCGTATTGGGCCATCCATTTCGTCAGATTCAGCGCACCGGCGGTCGCTCCGAACAAAATTCCTGCCTGGCCGTTGGCGTTGCGAACCAGACCGCCGCCGGCGACGGCGGACAGGACAAATCCGGCACTTCCACCGACCTGCTTTTCGAAATTAACGCCGGCGGTCGCCCCGAAAACCATCCCGGACGGCGCGCTCTGAAAGGAAGAGACAGTCTCGACTCCGGGCGCGTCATTTAATGTGAACCCGGCCGTCCCCCCGACGCCATCGAAGCCGTCGGCGTAGACGACCGTGAAATTATCCCAGAGGCAATAGGTCGTCGTGTAGGTGATGTCGCGAAACGTGAGATAAGTCCAGATGTCATCGGTCGGGACCGTGCGGGTCCACATGGTTTGCCAGAAATAGCCGTTATCGTACTTTTCCAGCTTTAAGCTGCTTCCCGTCCGCGTCACCCGCAGAGTTGCAACGGTATCGTTATTTGACATGATTCCGGTTGTTCCCGGCGACCCGGAAACCCAGAAGTTGGCCGCATAATCATCGCCATAGGCCCCGAAAAAACCATAGTTGTTCGAGTCCATATAAAGATAAATAAACGACCGCTGCGCCGTGGAAGAATGTTGGGAGAAGTCCAGGTCGACCGTGAACTGGAAATTGCCGATGAGTTTGTAGTTGGTCCGGACGTTGGCATGCCGCCCGGAGGTCGAACTGGCGAACTGCTTGAGCTGGTTGCCGGAGATCTCGGAGACGCCGTCGGCAGCGGACAGCACGGAGAGCGCGGCGTTCTCATCCCAAAACGCCGGGTTGGGGGCGTCGCCGTCCACCCCGCTGAAATCGTCGTTGCCGTAAACCGCCATTATGCGTCATCAGCTCCGGTGACCGTGACAAAGACCTTGATGACATCGTCGTCAGAGATCCCGGTGACCGCACCGCCGGTAAACTGCACCACCGGGCCAAGGATGGCGCTGGAAGCGGCCTGATCGCCCTTGGTATCGTCGGATACCAGGGCCGCGCCGTAAATCGTTGTGTCGGTGCCGTCCATCGTGAACTCGGCCTTAGAGGAAGTGTTGCTGATGGACTTGCCCGATACGCCATCTTCCGACCAGGCCGGCCGGGTGCTTTCGTCGTATCCGTCGGACTCGGTAAATCCGGGCGATGCATAGGTATCGGTTACCTCCGGTGTGTGATCGTCAGAAAACAACAGCACATACCAATTCGCTTTCTGGCTGCCGCCGGAAAGGGCCACGTCAAGCAGGTAGTTGATGAATTCGTCGGGGCACAGGTTCTCTTCGATTCGCTCGGCAAGCAGCCTTTTGTCTCGCCAGTGCTGAATGATCCAACGGCTGCCAATAAGCACTTTTTGATGGGGATTTTTCATTAGAAAAATTTCTCCGAAAAATAGATGGTGATCCTGGAAACGCCGTCGCGGGCGGCTTTCAAGCCATAGATGTAACCGATATAAGCGCCGTCCCAGTAGGAGACCCGGATCTGGCTGGCATTTTCGAACAACGACCGGATAATGGCGATATCGGTATCGGACAGCCGGCATTCGGCGACCAGGCTGCGGTCGATCTCGCTGACGCCATAGTGAGAAAGTACGCCGCCGCCGTCCAGGGTCTTGTCCCGGCTGATCCGGGCGGTGTTTTCATAGGGCGCGGTGAGCTGGTAATTGCGGATGCGCAGATGGCCGTTGCTATCGGCAGTGGTCTTGCTGATAAAAATCATGACCCACCGCCAAGCAGAAGTTGATCGAGCCCTTCCTGGGTGGCCCGGACCTGGATCGCCTCGAAGACTTTCCACATCATCATCTCAAGCTCGGGCGCCAGCCCGTCGCCGTTGATGGTGATCAAACTGTCGCCACGCTCCAGGGCCGCAGCCTTGGCCTCGGTTAATTTGGCCTGAGCCTCGGTCAGTTTCTTCTGGGATTCGAGGGCCTCTTTCTCGAGGGCAACTTGCTCTTCCAGGATGTCCTGCAAGAACCATTTGTCCGACATCGATCCCTCGAAGTCGGCCAGATCGGAGAACATACTGGAAGAGGCATCGGCGATGGCCGCCACGCTTTCGCCGGCAGATTCGAAGGCCGCCTTCATGATCTCGGCATTGGCCTCGACCTCAGCGATATCCAGCTTGGCTTTGAACTCGATGGCTGTCTGAAGGGTTTCTGCCTGGGCCTTGACTTGGGCAATCTGAAGATCGGTTTCGATTTCGAGGCGTTTGACGGCGGGGATGGCCTCTTCGATTTTCTTTTGGGCATCGTCGATTTGGGCGGTGTCGACCGGTACGACAATCGTTTCCCACTGGCCCGTCTTCTCGCTGTAGTATTCCAGCGTCTGCAGTTTTTTCTCTGCATCGGCCGTGTCGATATCGACGGTTTTTTCCTCTTCGACCAGGATGCCCAGTTCCCGCATCTTCTCGGTCAACTCGGCCGTGGAATCGACGGCGCCGTCCATGCTGTTGACCAGTGCCAGGTTGTCTTCGTAGGTGTTCTCTGCGGCATCCTCAGCCGCCTCGGCTCTTTCGGCCATTACCTGCCTGAGCCGCTGCTCGACCTCGACTGCCTCCTGGCGGACGCGCTGGGCTTCTTCCTCTACGCCGAAGACGCCCGTGTATTTGTCGATGAATTTGAGTACGGACTGGGTGGCCGTGTCGACCTCGGGGACCAACTCGCGGTAAAGCGTACCGATCTCCCATCCAATGCCGAATGCGGCTGCTGCGCTGCCGACAACCTTTAGCGCCGAGGCGAGGCCGCCGGTACCCACCAGGGATGTGGTTAATTTGGTGACTGAACCGGTAGACAAAACATTGAGCACGCCGCCCATGCCCTTGATCGCAGTAGAAACCGTGGCAATCGGAACGGATATGGCCGTCACGGCGGCGCCGATGCCGGCTATGTTCGCAGCGGTCGTTTTCGTGCCTTCATCAAGGGAGTTGAACCATCCGATCAGATCGCCGATTCTTCCGGCGACGGCAACAAAGATCTCGCCGAGCCCCCTGCTGAAGTCGACCAAACTTTCCAGTGAATCCACCACCCGCTGGATACCGTCGCGCAGGCTGTCCGCATCGCCGAAATCGATGCCGTCAAACAGGCTCGTGATGACATCTTTTATCTCTCCCAGCGAGTCCAGGAATCCGGAATAGTCAACGCCCTCTAAGGCCTCGGGCAGGTTCTCTGCAATCTGTTCCAGCTTGGCTGCGACCCCGTCGAGAAAATCGTTCAGGGCATCCAGGATCGGTTCGAAAGCACCGGTATCCACGGCATCCTCGAGGGCGTTCAAAACGGCCGTGATGCCATCGACCGCCCCGGTACCGGCCTTCTGGAAATCGTCGCCAATGGAAGAGGAAAGATTCTTGAATCCCTGCACCAGCCGGTTGACCGCCACCTCCGGGTCCTTCAAGCGCTCGGCCACCTCTTTGGCAGCGGACCCGGTCGCGTTCATGGCCACGGCGGTGATCTCGTTCGATTTGCTCAGGCCGTCGAACACCTCCACCATGCGGGCGCTTTGCTCGATCCCCACCAGCTGCTGGGTAACGAACAGCTTCTGCGGCTCGTCAATCGTCTGAAAAGCCCTGGCCACGTCATAGAGGATATCCTTGCCGGATCGCAGGTTCCCGTTGGCATCCTTCTGGGTCACGCCGATGGAGGCCAGGGCCTCCTGAACCGGTTTGCTGTCATCGATGAGCTTGAGCAGACCGGTTTTCAATGCCACGGCCGCCTCATCGCCGGACCGGAATACCTCGATCACAGGCGTGACGACCCCGGCGGTCTCCTCCATGGAGAAACCCATGGTGCGGGCGATGGGCGAGATTCCGGCCATGCCCCGGCCGAGCTGTTCGATGTCGGTGGCGTAGTTGTTGGAAACCTCGTTGAGGATGTCGATCAGCCGCCGGGCATCTTCGGCCGGCGCCTTGAAACCCTTCAATGATGCGATCAGGATTTCGCTGGAGGCGGACGCTTCGAGTTCACCGGCAATGACCAGGTCCATGCCGTCCTTGGCCAGGGTCATGGCCCCCTGGATATCGAAGCCGGCCTGCTTGTAGCTGGCCGTGGAACTGAGCACCGAGGCTGCCGACTCGCCGTATTCGTTGGACAGGCCCTTAGAAGCTGCCTTGGCTTTGTCCAGAGCGCCCACCTCTTCGCCGATCACCTTTTTCAGTTCCGTTGCCGCCGTCTGGAGTTTAGACGATTCATTGAATGCATAGGCGATGCCGCCGGCCGCAAGCGCCGCCAGCAAGGCGTCAAGCTTTACAACGGCGGTGGCCACATCGGCAAAAGGCTGGGCGATGTCGCGCACATTGCTGTTCAGGCTGTCCAGCCCCTGACCGACGGCAGTAAAGGTCGGCCCTGTACGATTGGTTGCCAGGATGAGCAGTTCGATTTTTTTGGTCAGGTCGCCGGCCATGATTCAGGTCTTCACTTCTACCGTGACATTTTTTTCTGGAACCGATGCCACAACATCCGCTCCGTCTCCGTCAGATACCCGTGAGGAAAAATATCGGGTATCACTTCGAAGAGAAATCGGTGCCCTCCGAGTCCGCCTCCGGAGCACATGGTGAGGGCGTCTTGCACCCGAGGGGTGGCCCAGAGGCGTTCGATTCCCCCAATGGCACATGCCCCAGGGAAGTCAGCCGATTGATGGCGTTGAACAGTTTCAGGAAGGAATCGATGTGAAATTCTGCCAGCCGCACCGCATCGCTTTGCTCAAGTGTCACCGACGCGCACCCGAACTGCACATAGGCGATGGCCTTGGCAAGCGCGTCTGGAACGCTATTGCCGCCAAGTCCCAGAGCCGCGAGCGCCGCTTCAATCGCCTCGGCACCCTTGCCGTCAGCCAGCTTTTTGACCAGCCCTTCGAGATTCTTGTTGACGGCCACCCGCTGCTCGGCCCGATAAACTTCCGGGCCGGTCAGGTTCTGGACGACGATTACCGGCTTTTCGCCATCGTCGAAAAAGGCGGACAGGGCAGGAACCGGCACCGGTTCTGTCCGCCGCTCGTATTCCGTCGTTCGGTACTTTTCGATATTAAACGGCATGTCTCCTCCGGATCTTTCCCGTTACGATGAGAACTCCACCGACGGTTTTTCGCAGTAGATGGTGCAGCTGATCTTGTTGGGATTGCCCGACGGAAACTCCCGGTCGAACGCCAGCAGCCCCTGGGTCAGCATGTAGGGCAGCTTGTTGGCGTCCGGCCACCATTTGACGGTCACCGTCTGGTTTTTCTCCCGCACGATGCCGTCGGTAATGCCGTCTTTCACATACAGGGTAAAAGAGGCGTCGCCGACCGAGTCGGCCTTCATCGATCCGATGGCGCCGGAAACGCCCGATCCCTCGTAGACGGCGGTGCTGGATTTGGTGACGCCCATCTCGGCCGGTTTGAAATCGGCCACGTTCTGCTGAACCGTCAGGCTGGGTGTATAGAATTTGATGTACACCCGCTTGGCCGCAGGGCCGGTATGGATCGCCGGCAAGGGCGTATTGAATTTTATGTGGGCGTTTTTCTCAGCAGCCACTTCGGCGTAGCTGCCCTTGCCCACGTTGTGCTCCTCGAAGCCGGGAATGTCCGCATATTCGGCGTGATCATTGGGCGCCTGGTAGATCTCGGACTCGGCAATGACGGCGCTGGACTGGCTGTTCATGCGAACCTGTCCCAGTTCGACGGCATCCTCCGGGATCAGCGGCGGGCCGCCGGCGGCGCCACGGGTTTCTGAAAACTCGGTACCCTCGGTGCCCTCGACTTCGTCCAGGCCGCCAACGTCGGTCATGATGATTGACGAAATCTTGAAATTTTCGGTGGACGGCCGGGTCACCGCCTGGCTGCCGGCCGCAACAGAGTGCTCGACGCCCTTGGAATAGGCCGTAAATGCGGCCACGGTCACCGTGTCGTTGGCTGCGTTGGGAGAAAGCACCCGCTGCCCGGTCACGATCCCGTTGGGCCGCACGTCGGGCTCGTATCCCGAGCGCCCGCTCCACAGGGCGCCAAGGTTGAAACGCTGGTGGTCGCCCGAGTCGGCCATAACCGAGAAGTCGGTCAGGGTGCGACTCAACTCGACCGCTACCTTTCCTCGTTGAGATGATGACATTTCGATCTCCTTTGGTTCCACAAGGGATGCCGTCCGGCGGCCCTTGCGAGGTTATTTGCTACGAACTGGTGTACTCGGCTTCTATGCGATAGTTCAGGCCGTAAACGAGCAGCGGGCCGGAGGCCATGATCAATCGTTCCCGCACCGGCCACAGCTCTCCCACGTTTTCCACGATTCGGCCGATCAGCCGGTCCCGCACGGCCTCGATGATCAGATGGCACGCCTCGGCGCCGTCGGCCCTGCTGCGGTGATTCTTGGCGATGAGCACAACCGTGAAGTTCATGGTGTGCTCGGCCAGGATCTCTTCCATTTTTCGGTCTTCGAAACTGGCCCCGTCGTAAAGCACCCACAATGCCGGCAGCCGCTTGGGCTTGCTTTTCAATTCTTCGATATCCCCGGCGAACTGATCGACACCGCCGGCGGCCTCAGAAATGTCACCCAGGGCCGTGATGATATCGTCGATGCTTTCCTGGATCATGGCGGTTCAGTCCTCCATCAAATAGTCCGATAAAATCAGGGCAAATTCTCTCAGATCCTCATCGTTGACGCCCAGGTAAGGACGGGCCGGGATGGTGATTTTATGGCCGCGACCGGCCTGGCCGCCCAGCTGATGGATGGCGCCGTAGATAAGGGCGGTACCGATCCCGACCGAACTGCTGTCCACCCGATAGTTGATCTCGTCCCGGAGCAGGTTCGTGTCCCCCTGCAGTATCTTCAATCCCGGCTTTTTCCGTTTCAGTGTGGCTTCGGACAGTGGCAGCCAGGGGATGCCTTCCGGATCTTCTTCGTCGGAAAATCGTTCGAAGGTGCGTCGAATCATGTACTCGCCGATGGATTTGAGGGCCGGACGGGGACTGGCGCCCCTTCGCTCGATTCTGGCGAACAGGTCCCGGACCTCCCTGTCGTCCACGGAAACATCGAGGGTGATACCGCCCATCAGTACTTCTCCATGACATCGGGTCCGAAGATTTTTGTCCGGGTCCCCACCAGGCTGGCCTGGCCGGTGCTCTCTTCGGGTGCCTCCGGTTCCGGCTGCTGTCCCAGGGAGGCTTTCCCGGACGCCACGTTTTGCAGAAAAGAGATTGCGTTTTTATAGTCGCGCTGCCGCTCCTCGGTGGCCCCGATCCTGCGCTGGAACAGGTTGTAGATGGCAATGTCCACGCAGAATTTGCGGATAATGCCCGGCACCGGAGAAAGCGGCACCCGGTACCGGGAGGCGCAATAGGCATCGATCTCCGCTTCCGCATCGCCGATGGCCCGGTCCGTTCGGGAGGTGTCGATGACGCCGGCATCGTCATCGTCGGTCAGCTCGATCAGCACATCCTCGCTGACCTTCTCCTTCAAATCGTCCAGGGTGCAATAGGCCATGGGTTACTCCGCCGGCGGTTCACTGGTGTGTTTTTCGACCAGGTCGACCAGGTCGTCTTTAACCGCACCGGAAGGATAATCCACCTCCAGCTTTTCCAGCAGCTTTTTGAGTTCCGGAACGGTCATCTTCTCCGGCGGTTTGATCTCGGCGATCACTCCGTCATCATCGACGGCACGCTCGACGTGCCCCTTGCCGATCAACCGCAGGGCCTCTTTTTCCGGCATATTGCGGATCGTCTGGCCCTGCAGATAGCTCTTGCCTTTGAAATCAATACTGCGCTTGCCTTTTACGATAACGTCCATCGAATCCTCCTCGAAGGCCGGGAGCCCCGGCCTTTCGGTTTGTTGGCGTTAGATCACCGTTGCGTTGACCACGGCGCCGGGACGCTTGAGCACCGGCAGCGGCCGGGATTCGCACTTGATCCAGCGGCCGGACGGATCTTCCTTCGTCCAGGACTTGGAAAAGAACATGGCCGGCTGGCCGCCTTCGCCGACATTCCCCACACCGCCAGGCGCGGCATCGTCGACCACCGGCGCATAGGGCACGTCGACCAGCTCGTCGCAGATCCCGATCAGCAGGAATTCGTCATTGGAGATGTACCGCTGGCGGGCCTGGGCGCTGTCGAGGTACGACCCGTTGTACTCATCCAGATCCACCCCGGCCAGGCGCTCGATGATGCCGTTTTCGGCAATCTTGCTGCCGCTGTCGTGCTTGAGAAAATCCTTGACCTTTTCGTGGGCGATCAGGGCATCCATCACCCCCGAGCCGACATAGGCCAGCCAGGAATCGATGCTGGTCCCGCAATCGTCCTCGATCAGCTGCTTCCAGCTCCGGATCTTGGCGATGGGGTTGCTGTCGGCATCCGTGAACAGGTCGGTGCCGGTCAGGGTGGGCGTGTGTCCGGCGGCCACGTTGTAATCGACCAGCACGGTGGTCATGTCCGCATCGTAGATGACGCCCTTTAAGGCGTTGACCGCCCAGAATTCCAGGGTGCGGTCGTGCTTGCCGCGCATGTCCTTTTGTTCCCGGGCAATGCGGGTTTTCATCATTTCCACGCCCGCCTCGCCGAAGCTGCGATAGGAATTGAGTTCCGCCGTGGAGATGAAGCGCTTGTTGGCGATGCGCGGGGCGGTCAGGGTGACGGTCTTTCGACCGGTTTTGTCATCCACGGTCGCCGGGGCGGATACGGAAATATTGCCCAGCAGCGTCTCGCTTCCGGAGATGACGTCGAAGGCCAGCCGGTCCGAGGGCTGCATGTTCTCGTAACCGGCAAAAAGACGGTTGTACACCCGACGCATGGGCGCCTTGATGGCGTTGACCGCTGCGGTCAGGGTGCGAATCTTAAACAGGTTGTCCATGAGAATTTCTCCTTGCGTTTACGGTTTTGGCTATCGGCCGGTTACGACCAGTCGGTGTCGACCAGGATGCCGCGATCTTGCAGATCCAGCAGAGCGGCTTCTTTCTGGGTGTCGGTGATCCCGCCCGGCCAGATCAGATCGCTGGTCCTGAATTTGCCCAGGACGTAAGCCAGAGCGGAAACATCCTCGGACGTGGCGTCGACATCCCCGACCAGGATGGCCCGCGCCGTTTCCGTGCCATCCGATCCGGCCGGATTGTGCTGGTTGTACTGATTGCTGGCCGTGACCAGACCGAGCACGGTGCCTCGGGCAAGCTCCCCGGCGCCGCTGGCGATGGTGACCGGTTTCATTTCGTGGGTTTCGCCGGCAATAAGCTGGCTGACCACCTCGGTATCCTGAACTTCCATGACATTCCTCCTTGATGAGAATTAAATTTCGTTAGCCCGGTTTAGCGGTTGGCCCGCTCGCCGATCTCCTTGCCAAGCTTGTATTCTGCCTCGGCCTCGGTATTGCGCTTGCCGGCCGCGCCCTTGGTGGCAATCTCGGCAAACAGCGGACTTTCGCCCAGGGTGTCCAGAAACCCCTTGAACCAGTCCAGACCGGACTGTTTTTCCTGGCCCTCGGCGAACTGGATCGCATCGTCGGGCAGGCCCTGCATGAAGGCTACCAGGCCGCCGTCGCGGATGGCCGGAGGGATGCTGCCTGCAGACACCTTGCCCTCGACCCATGTGGCGATATCCGCATCGCGCTGTTTTTTGGCCTCGGTTTTGTGGGACTCGGCGAACTCGGCGCGCACCCGCGCTTCGGCCTCCTCGGCGGCCTGTTTTTTGGCCGTTTCCACGTCCGCTTCGCTGAAACTGGCGCCGTCGCCGGGACCTGTGGTCGCCGGCACGATCATGTCGATCTCCTCATCCTTGCCGCCAAGCTTTTTGAAAAGATTGACGACATTAAAAAACTCTGAAAACTTCATGGCTGAATCCTCCTCTATGGTTGGTTGAGAGGCCCGCTGGGCTTCTTCGTCGACATCCTGGATGTTCCATTCCGGGATGATGGCGTCAGCCTTTTCGGCGCCCTCTTTTTCGATGAAATATTCCCTCAATTTTCGGAACACGCTGGTAATCGCCTGCCAGGTCCAGGGAGCCGGCTCGGCGAATTCGAAGGCAATGGCATTGTCTCCATCGCCGAATGCGATATTTTTCAGTCCCTTGATGGCCGGCGGTGTGGCGCCCAAAAAACCGACGTGGCGCAAGCGGCCGTCCGGATAAAACCCTGCCGACCGCTTCGGAAAGCGGCCCGCCTTGACCATTTCGGCGAATTCCGGCTCCACGTTTTTGAACTTGGCCAGGAGAACTTTTTTGCCGTCGCGGGTTTCGGTTTTGACCGCCTGCACCAGTCCATAAGCCGGGTCGTCATGCTTGGGATGGCCGATCACGGCCGGCGGTTCGTGAAAATTCGGGTCGAACGTCGCCACGGCTTTGTCGATCAACGGATCGGTGTCGTATGCCTTTCCGTTCATGGCAAAGTGTTTACCGCCGAAGCAGATCTCCACCCACCCATCGAATCCCTGCGCTGAAGTCATGCGTATTTCTCCAATTCGTTTGATAGATGTTCGGCCAGGCCGGACGGGTATTTTGACAAATCCGGCGTCCAGTCCGTCTCCTCGCCCACGTTGTATGCCCATCCCGGATCGATGCCGTTGGGCACGGTAACCGTCACGCCGGTATTTTTGTCCGTCCACACGTATGAGCCGTCATCGGGCGCGGGATCCGGACCGGACTTGCCCATGGCCTTCAGCTCGCGCTGGCTGATGGAAAACACCCGGCACTTGCAGCCCCAGCCGTTGGGCGGGTAGTGGGTTTTCCACCAGGGATCGTCCGCCGGCAGAACCAAACCATCCCAGGCCAGATGGTGAGGCCGAGGGTTTCGGCTGGGGTAACAGTTCGCCGTTGATCATCTCGGATGCGGACAAAAAGCGCATGCGGTTCTCATCGTCGAACACGAACCATTCGGGCGGCTTGCCTTCCAGTTTTGCAGGCATCCATTGGCGGCCTTTGTAGGACCAGGTGATCTCCAGGGGAGAGAGACCGTAAAAGGGAGCGTCGAGCATTTCCATGATGGCCTGGTAAATGTCCAGATTGGCCAGGCTTTCCTCGGCGATCTTAAGGGCTCGCTTGTCGGCCGGGCTGTCGCCCCCGGCGCGGATCTCCCACTCGCAGGAAAGGGCGCCGGATTTGCGGCTGTCGTAGCAGCTCCAGACATGGGCATCGGAGAGCAGCTCGCGGTACACCTCCAGGCCCAGGCCAAGTTTGGCCAGTACCGGGTCCGGATCGGGCAGATAGCCGAACATGCCCCACCAGTCCATGGAGCGGCTGCGAGTGGCGATATCCGTGGTGAGCATTTCACGGTTATCGTCGATCTCAACGGATTCGGTTGGCGAGATGTACAGTTTCATGATTGCCTCAATAAGCCGACATGCGCGGCCGGATGTAAAAGCCGGCGGTCCGGTCGACCATGGATCGGGTGCCGGCGGTGATCACATTCGGAAAGGACCCGATTACGTCCTGGCGGCTGGCGAAATGCGCCAGAGCCAGGGCGACGGCCGCATCGCCATGGCGCTTGATCTCCGTGTTTACGATGTCGGCATGGCGCAGGTGGGGCAGCTTGACGATGCCGTCGATGCGTTCCAGGGCGCGCAGGTCGTTTTTCACATTGGCGTCACGGCCCAGGTCGATGGTCTGATCCTCGAAGGCATCGACGAAAGCGCCCATGTTATCCCGGTACCAGGCATCGTTGAGCATGACCTCGAAGATCGGTCCCAGGTCGGGATCGCGGCCGTACCGGTCGCCGGTGTATTCGGCCAGGATCGCCCCGTTGCCGGTGGCGTCCATGGCCGCTGCCCGGAAATTCGGGATATGATCGATGATATGCCAGAGAATCTGCTCCTGCTGGCGGGTTGGCACGTCATGCATTTCCACCATGAACGGACAACGCCGGGTCAGGTTCTGCTCGATGGAAAGAGGCGCGGTAACGGCAAGGTCCATGTGCCGGGCGTAGTCCTGACCCAGATAGTGATCGCGTTTGGGGTCCAGGGTTTCCAGAACCGGGTCCAGATGCTGGCGTATCCATGCCTCGCACCAGCTGCGCCGATAGGCCTCGCCCTTGAGCGCAAATTCTCGATCCAGGGTCAACCGCAGGACCGGTCGCTCTTCGTTCATGCAGGCTTCGATGAGAATGCCGGGGATGGCCACGCCGCTTCCTTCGCGCGGGATGACATCCAGTTCCTCGCGCATGGCCGCCTTGTTGGCGCCATAGGCGCCGCGTACGCGCTGGTACCATTGGCGCTTGCCCTCTTCGGTGGGCTTCCATCCCTTGATCAGGCAAACCCGCTCATACAGTCCGTTGGCAACGGCGTCGTCGAAAGACACATGCAGGATTTTAAACGCGTACAATCCGGCCCTGGTATCCTGGACCAGCTGGTTGAACGGGTTCTTGGCGCCGTTGTGGGTGCTGATGATGCGGATCTTGCCGCCCCAGATGATCAACGCCAGGGCCGCGTCGATCACGGCCTGCACATTCCTGTGAAAGGCCGCCTCGTCGATATTGACGATGCCCTGCAGTCCCCGGATGTTGGCTGGATTGCTGGACAGGGCCACGATCTGAAACCCCGAGGCGAAGCGGATGCGATAGGAGAGGATCTCCTTTGTGCTGCCGTCAGGCTGTTGATCCTCGAAGAGAAATACCTCGATGCCGCGCCAGCCCTCGGCCATGCGGGCGGCCATCACCTTGGCCATGTGCGCGCAATAGCCGATGAACTCCAACCCCTTGTCCTTGGTATCACCAACATAATAGACGTTGTCCCCGCCGGCGGCACGGTTGCTGGATGCGGTGACGGTGTCGTTGAGCGCAGTGGCGTAGGTGATGCCGGTGCGGCGGCCCTTTTCTCCCAGGCAAAGATCGTGATGCTCGCACAACCAGACCCAATTGCGCTGGTGCTTCATCAGGATGCCCTTGGCCATGGGATCGTGATCGTCGGGGATATCCCGAACGCTGGCAGGCAGTTCCTCCCGGTCCAGCACGCGAATGACGTCACCGGGCAGTTTCATCACAGCGCCTCCATGCCCAAGACTTTTTTACGCCAGAAATCGGCTTGCTCTTTGTCCTGCCCCATCTGTGTGGCGGCTTCCCCCACCCGGTCGGCGGCTTCTTCCAGCGCGCGCTTGCGGATCTCTTCTTCCCGTTTGACATTTTCGCTGGCCGCTTTTTCCAGGCGCATCATGGTCAGCGAGAGTCCCTTGAGCATTTTCACAACGGCAGGGGCGCTCTTTTCGTCCAGTTTGCCTTCCTGGAGCACCAGGGCCATGTCGAAAGAAAGGGTGCGCAGGATCTCGTTGACCAGGTGGCCGACCTTGCCCTGGGGCGCGGCACCCAGCTTGCCGATCCACATTTCTGCGACTTCGCGGGACTGGCGTAGCTTGGCGCCGGCCTCCTTCATTTTCTGGTAGTAACGGTTGACCGCACTTTTGCTCAGGCGCTCGGGATGATCCGTTTCGTCCAGGATGGCGTTGATTTTTTCCCTGGCGTCTTTTTGCGTGATATGGGGATCGCGCAAAAGATCCTGCAGCCGTTCACGGATATTGTCCGGCAGGCGGTCAATGCTGGATTGGTGCTCTTTCGGCATGATCAGCCTCTGGGCCTGGGGCGTTTGACTCCGTCGACCACGGCACTGCCATTGGCGACATCCACGCCACGACCGGTCAATTTGGCCACCAAAATGCCGGATACATCCTCGACGGAAACCAGCCCCTGCTCTTCGAGCCAGCGGATCTGGGTACGGACCTGGTCGCGGCTAACGTTGTGACCGTAAAGTTTCAGCACGCTTTGGAGCACGGATTCATTAAGCGCATAGCCGTCATCCTGGATGCTACGCAGCATCGCCAGCCGCATATCGTTGCGCGTCAATTCTTTAAAGTTCACTGGGTTTCCTCCTTGCCAGCGATAATTTTGCCGAGTGCCTGAAGCAGCTCCACGCTATTGCCCCCATTGATGTGGTGCTGATTCAACAGATCCACGGCCCGATTGATGCCGGTCAACCGGCCGTTTAACTCCGACAGCGAGCCGTTGAGCAGTTCGATCCGGCCGGAAAGAGCCTTGACGTCCTCATGGTCGGGCATATGGGCCACCTTCACCTGCAGATCCCTCCCTTCCCGTTTCATGGTTTCGATTTCACGGCCGCGCGATCCGCACAAAGCAGGCAGTCCCTTGAGGCTGGCTTCGACTTCTGAAATCCGTTTTTCGATTCCGGAAAACCGCTTCTCGGCCGCCTTTTTGCGATTCACCCACCAGACATAAAAGCCGAGTAAAATACCGCCGATGGTTTGAGCGACATCGAACCAGAACCGCCAGACCGTGTAATCAACGACTGCATCCATCGACTATCCCCGTAGCGCCTGAATCGCACCGGCGATCAATCCGGGCTTGTTCTCGCCGGCTTTGGCGCGCTTTTCTTTGCCCCGGTCCCAGGTGGCCACGCCCAGAATGGAGAGCCAGCCCATCCACACCCATTGAGGGACGTCGGGAACGTCTTTTCCGAATGCTGGCAAGGCGAAATAGATCAGCAGCACGGCCAGGGGGAAGGTGAATCCGTTGAACGGTCGCCAGGTGTATTGGGGCCATTTTTCGCTTTTGGCTTCCGCCCGCATGGTCGCGTTGACGGATTCCAGTTTGCGGGCCTCGATCTCGGCCAGCTTGGCCTCGTGATCCATCGCCTTTTCCTGCAGCTGCACCATCAGCGCGGGATCGGCGGCGATTTTTTCTGCCACGGCCTCGATGGAAGTTTCCGGGCCATCGCCGGTCACCGCCCGCATCAGGCCGTCAAGCACCGTGCCGGAACCGGGAACCACCAGGTTGGCGACCGTCGGGGCAACGATCTTGACGCCCTCCACGATTTTCTTAAAAACATTGCTCATAGCTTCCTCCTATTCGGCCAGGCGATTGAGCCAGCCGGCCAGAAATCTCGGGTTGTCGATGGCAAAATAGTGGTTGCCGGCCTCGATCTTCAGGGCCATAAGAAGGGCTTTGGGATGCCGGAAGGTGTTGACCGCCTCGGCGGTTTTCGGTCCCAGGCGGCCGTCCACGACCAGTTTCTCATTGAACCTCCGGAAACGGTTGACGGCCTTTTGGAGCAGCATTGTAGCCCGGCCGGTGCCTGTGTTTACGCCCAGGTCGAACAGCTTGCAGGCGATCCACTCGGGTTCGATCAGATCGAAATTCGGCGCCAGCCAGTAGTCCCGCCGGTAAATTTCTATGGCATCTTCGCGGGTGAGTGTGGAGATGTTCACGTGGGGATAGGCGCTCCTGGAGATCCCGAACTTTGTGTGGCCTCCTGGATCGGCGGGATCGTCGACGTCGCCGCCTTCGTGGGCCAGGGTTTTTTCTACGGCCATTTCGAAACGGATTTTTTCTGCGTAATTGAGAGATTGCATGGTCGGCTCCAAAATAAAAAAGGCCGGAGAGACTGCTTTTGCAGTCTCTCCGGCCTCACAGGGCTCTCGAAGCTATTTTTCAGGTAGCAAAGGACTCGTCCAGAGTCAACGTATTTTTAATATAATCCATGTCTATTGCCACTTCACGATTGCATGTTTTGCAGAAGACGTTGATCTTCACATCACCTTTAGGATTGGTTCCGGTGGCATAAAAAACGACTCTCTTCTTGCACTTCGGGCATAAGACCGGAATACCGGTTTTATATTTTCTTCTTCCAATTATTGTGTGTTTGGTTCCCATATCAATTCAATGACCTCTATATTCAGGCTCTTTTTTTACACAGTTAAAGAATTCCTGTATCCATCATCGACTAAAATGTGCAGACGACAGCGCCGTGTGGCGAATGGAATCGATCTAGGTCTTTTTCGGACTTGGCAGTTTCCATCCAACAAAGCATGCAGACGCTGTGGTGATCGTCATTCCCGTCGCGTACATATCCCAACGTGCGACGGATTCTGTCGTGTATGTCATCGTGAGGGCAAATCCTATTCATTCAATCTCCTTTCTAAGCAAAGGCAGTTAAATATCCGTTCGATAAGTCAGGAGTGTAATTAGTTCGCAGTGAAATAACATGGATATTTATTACAAATATTCGTATTCTAAATTCCTTTAAAAATAGCTCACTTTTGTATGCTATTCCGATTTCTGTTGAATAATCAGCTGGATATGATAATCAACCTGTTAAGATGCCTGTTAAACATAGATGACTGCCGTTCTAATGGATTCATTCGTTTTTTGCCGAACCTGTCTTTCTTCGTAGCGAATGAACAAATAAGTTAAGTTCAAAATGACAAAATTAAAAAATACTCAAATCGAATTAATGCATATTAAGCTGGAGCTTGATAACGGTCGCACACAGCATTTTAGAAGTTTTATAGATCAATATTATTGTTATAAAAACGGATATGTTACCAGAACAGGTAGAGCGAAGTGGACCGCTCTTTTTTGGAAAGAAATTGTATCTAAAAATGCTAAACAAATAACAGATCAAAAATTGGTTGTAAAAGAACATGTTGTTCCACTGAAAGTAATCACACATAAACTTCAAAAACTTGCGGAGAATAATACAACAACACTTCCCACAATTCAGTCAGTCCTTGATAGGTATACACTATTCGCCACAATAACTAAAAAGGAGGACAAACTGCTTAGAGAAGCCAAGTTAAGCAGTGAAATGCCAATCGAATTTTATAATACAGATGATCCATTGTATAATGATGTTTTTGCACGATATAAAAAGGTAGGTATTGAATATGAAATACTATTAGGGGGCTAACCTAAGCCTGTAGGGAATTCGAAACAGCATAGTACTAGCTTCGCTAAACTCAGCAGGTCATCAAAGTTAATGCTGTCACACCTTTAAGGCCCGGTGTCCGGTATAAAAAAATGACTCAAAAAGAGAATCTTGAATATTACGCTATAATTAATTTTATCCGAGAATATAATCAAACGCATAAAAAGCAGTTTGCATTTGGCGCACTGCATAGACCCCCAATGCCAGATGCATTTTGTAAACTACATAAAAGGAAAATTGGTATTGAGGTCGTCCACTCATATGGGACAGATGAGGAAGCGGCAATAAGACTCGGTAATCGTGAATCATCACATTATTCAAAAGAAATACATCTAAAAAGACGAATGACACCAGTTGATATAAGGGCGCTTGGTTCACTAAATAGGCGGCTTGGTAAAAAGGCAGAAAAACAATATTCTTTTTCCCCGGTATGGCTACTGATTAGGAATGGATTTTCGTTATGGGGCCTGAGTGACTATAAAAAGAATAAGAGCCGTATTTATGTTCCTGAAAATCACCCTTTTAATCAAATTTGGATTCTGTGCGATGGAAATTCTGTAGGAGTTAGTGGAATCTTAAGAATTGCATAATGAAATACCGAACTATGCGCTTTCAACGGATCGAGAGGATCATGCGTCCGCTGAAACGCGGCGCTGAGGCAAAAGATGAAAACCATAAACTTGACAAGTTGGTGTGAATTTCCGGCCGCAATTGATACTGTAAAAAAGGAATTCGGAGAATATAAGATTGAAGGCTCAGGCATCACTTATAGAAATCGCGTTCTCTATAGAGGCCAAACAGATTCCGATTGGAAGTTGGAAACGACGTTGGAGCGAGTATCTGCAAGAACATGGACGATACTTGATTACGCTCAGGCCGTTGTGCGATGCACGCCCCGTATTGAAACATTTACGGAAAAGGAATGGAATACCACACCGTACGAGGAACTTGAAAGACATTTGGATGAAAACCCTGGTGAGGTTGCCTTACCAAACATCCCTGACTATTCGTTCTGGGTGTATTTGAGGCACCATGGTTTTCCCTCACCACTTCTTGACTGGACAGCCTCACCGCTGGTGGCTGCTTTCTTCGCATTTGCGGATAAGTCTGATTCGGAAAAAGCGTCTATCTTCGCTTTTGTGGATAGCAAAATGGGGGTCAAGGGCGGGTTCTTAGGTGCGCCTCAAATAAACGTACGTGGCCCATATGTTCGCACACACAAAAGGCATTTCCTTCAACAAGCGAGATATACAATCTGCACCTTTTTTAAGAACAATCAACACACCTTTTGCTCTCACGAGGCTGTGACGTCAAGAGGAGACAAAGACCAAAATATCCTGGTTAAGATTACCATACCAAGATCGGAGAGGTCTAAGGTTCTCTCGAACCTAAATGAAAGTAATATCAACTATTTTACACTATTCCAGTCCGACGAAGCACTTATAAAAACGATGGCAATGGAAGAGATTGAAAGGATCGACCTCTAACCTCTTGCTTGTAAGGGTGCACAAAACGACTACACGCGATCCATCATTGATGTTACCAATACAAATTTTCAAAGAGCGATAAAACCAGATCAACTTCAGCTTTCTTCAATAGAGTATGAAACCCCTAAAGCTTACGTCCTATCTTCTACGAGTTAAATACTATCAAACGCCACGAAAATAGCTGCACACAACCACCCGGCAGTCTGGCTTGCGACAGTAGCTTCTTGAAAAATTACCGTTCCGATAGCAACAATCAGAGTGCCGGCAGTTAAACAAATCCTGGCCGTTATAAGTAACTGTCTATTCACATCAAACTCCCTGGCTTCTCGGTGCCGTCATCCAGCGATTTCTGCCATGGCCAGCATATCCGTTACATCGAACGTCCGCGTATCCCCGCATTCCGGGCAGGTAAGAATCCCGACGGCATTGGCGTCCGGGTCGCAGTCGATTTCCATGATAATGGTCCCGCAATAGCTGCAGGGAATCTGCAGATGCACGATATTCGATCTGTTTTCTTGCAATTCGTTCATAATAAACCTCCTTGGTCCGGGCGCAGACGATCATCCCTTGTCAGGATCTCTTCCAGGATGGAATCCTGCTCGGGACGATTGGTCACCGTCGAGTTATCCAAACACAGCTGATTGAGTCCTTCTTTGGCGGCCCTTATTTGGATTTTTTCAAAAAGATCCCACATGATCGTTTCAAGATGCGGTTCCAGGCCGTCGCCGGATATCGTGATCGGTGGCGGCTCGTTTTTTATTCTTTCCGTGTGGGCGGTGAGATATTCAGCCTTGGCATCGATCAGCTTTTCCTGAACCTCGAGGGCTTCCCGGATGGAGCCTTCTCTCCATTCCTCGATTAGCTCATGCTCCTGTTTTAAAAAGCCGTAGAGCATCGCCATGCCAAGCAATATCGCTAAAATCCATCCCGCCATTTCGATCATTTTTTCTCTCCTTTTACGAAAAACTTATCGCAGGACCGTTTACCGGGAGGCGGTTTCTTCGGATCGTCATCAGCCCATTTTTCGTGTTCTGTGCAATAGGCCCAGAGCCCGACCGGACGCCTGCGGAATGTGTAACCGCCACAATACATGCAAATCCGTTTTTCTATCTGGCGGGCGATCTTGGGCACGGTTTCCCTCATCCCGGCTGCTCTTCAGGCCGTCCGCGCCACCAGACGACGACGCCCCATCCCGAAAAGAGGAGGCGTTTCGCAGTTACAACGCCGCCAGATCCAGCGGTACGGGCTCCCACCGGCCGTCCGCCGCCGTGCGTTCGTACACCCGCAGATAGCTTTTCGAGCCCATCACCTGGATGCTGTCGCTGATGGCCTCCATGGCGCGCTGCCACGTCTCGTCCTCTATTTCGAAACGGCGCAGGCCGAGGATCTGGCGGACGTTCAAACAGCCGTCCTTGTCCACATCAAAGGCGTCCATGACGATCATTTTGATCTCATCGCGGCCGTTGTCCGTCCAGCTGGTCAGGCATTCGTCGATCAGCGTCTTGGCGGCCTTCAGGCGTTCGTCGAAGGTGATATGTTCAGCAATGGAAATCTGGACTTTCAAACGACCGTCGAAGGAAACCATGGTGATGTTGCCCTTGTTCCCGCCCAGCCGGGCCTTGTATTTCTCGGCGGAAAGCTCGACGAATGCATGAACGTCACCCATGGCCCGCATCTTGAATTTGGTCATCTTCTGTTGAAGCTCCCTGGCCGCATCGACAGTTTCGCGAACCAGCGCATCCCTCTCCCGGTCGATCTCCGGGACAATGCTCTTCGGGACCAGGCGCCCCCGCGCATCTTCCATGAAATCGTCTAAATTCAATGTTTCCGGCATGATTTCCTCCTTCTCCGGTTCAATCCGGCATCTCTATCGATTCCGATCCGAATACATCCGGCTTGTGTTTGGTTAGCTGCGCCAGCAGGATGTCGTTGATACAGGTCGAGATCACCAGCATGCGCGAAGCGATGCCGACGCTCAGGTTCCCGTTCATCTCCCGGCACAACAAGTCCAGTTGCCTCACATAGCCGAGGATCTGTTCCTGTCCGCGACTCACGATTCGACTTGCTCGTGTTTCAGATGGAACTCCAGATCCTCGAGGATGAACGTTGCGGCATGGGCGCTCAGACCGCGATCCTCGCTCAAAAACCGTTCGAAATCGGATTTCCGTTCCTTCATGAAATCCAGCACCAGGCCGATATCTTCCTGACTGATGTTGCTCATCGGAACCTCCATTTTTTCTCGGTTGGTTTGCGACGCAACCGGCCGCCCGGTTTGTCATGTTTCCGACGCTTGGGCTTGCGGATTTTCCTTTCCTGTCGCCGGCGCCAGGAATCCCTGCTGAGCACCGAGATCGCCCGCCACGGTCGCATGGTCGTGTCGACACTGATGACGATGTCCAGATCCGGATGCCAGTAGACGGCCAGCATGACAAAGCGCTGATTGGCCAGATCCCGCAATTCCCGGCCGCTGTGTACCCGGATGCCGCTGCGGATGACGGCCATGACCGCCTCCGGAGACGGATCGCAACCCATCCGCGTGTCCCAGTTTTTATGGAAATGAGGGCTCAGCAGAATATCGTCTACATTCATCATGACTGCCGCTTCCGTTTTCGTTTCTGGTGATAAGTGAGAGAGGCCACCAGTCTGCGCAGCTGGTCGGCATCAAGCCAGCGGTGGGACTGCACTTTGAACATGCGCTCGGCAATGGAGTCCGCATAATCGTCGCCGCGTTTAAGCTCCTTAAGGATGGCCGCGATTTTCCACAACAGCCGCTGTTTACTCCCAACCGGGCGGTAAAATTTATTCTTTGGAACGAATCCGAGGGATTTAAAATGATCCAGCACGGACTCGAACGTATGGTCGTTAAGATCGCGGCTGCTCTGCGCCCCATTGCCATGGTTGGCCAGAATATCGAGGTATTCGACGTCAGACAGTCCCAACCGTGACTTCGCAACATGAAGGAGAGACTTCTTGCCGTTGCTGATTGTCGGAGTCGTCATGATCTTTTTTCCTCCAGGGTTGTAAGCGTTCCTGCTCATCTTCCGCCAACATCCAGGCATCGACCGGCCAGATCGCGGTTGAACCGCACAAAAGACAACGACCCGACCAGCCTGGCAATGGCTGGAAGATGTTATTGCAGTCCAGGCAGGAATAGGCCCTGCTGTTGGCTACCGCATTCACCGGACATTTGCCCGGATGGTGTCGTTTCCTCATCGGGAACCTCCAGACCGGTTTTGGTGTCGACTACTCTGGGCCGCATCCCCCGATAGCCGGCGAGTTGAGATTTTTCAGCCAGGGCGGATTGCCTGTTCTTGAACCGTTGAATGGGACAGGTGCGCCGGCCTTCCAGGACGATCTGCAGAATGTACCGCCTGTACGGGAGAAACGTGGCGGCATCGAAATAAAGCCTCATCTTTTCTATCGAAACGGCGACAATGGGATTCATGTGCTTATTCCTTGGTAATGACGGCCATGTCGGCGATGGCCGCCCGCCCCTTTTTAACGGCCAATTCCACAGCCGTGAGCGCCGCCTCCACTTCCTTTTGTTTCTCGCGCAGCCGTCGCATCTTTTCCGCGTTCTCCTCGTTCCTCACCAAATTGGGACCGGGATCGTGGATCATTTTGTAATGGGATGGTTGGTTGTTAGGCATATCGATGCGGCGCATGAAGCCGTGCCGAACCATCATGCGCAGGTATTCCTTGGCCGTGCATTCCTCCACATTGCAGTTAGCCACCAGGTCGCTGACCATGAGGGTAGATTTCCGGTTGGCCCGGATAAGCCGGAACATGCAGTGAGTCTTGTCCGCCGGCCGCAATTCCCTTCCCAGGCCTTTGTAGGACAGCACGCCGTCCCGCACGCGCACCACTTCGCCGCGCTTGATGAAATCCCTCATGGTTCGATAAAGAGGACGCTTTTCCTTGTCGGAGATCATGTCCAGGCGAACGGCGATATCGTTGTAAGTGATCTCCTCGCGACCTTTCAGGTCGATCTGCATGATCTCCCGGACTTTTTGGGCGAACGGTTTCGGCATGGCGGACTCCCTTATTCTGTCCACTTGATGGCCGACTTGATGGCCATGTTCGCAATCTCCGGCGTAATCCGGTCGGTATTCTTGCCGTTGGCATATTGGATCGCGTACTGCAGCGCCCGCTTGACCAGCCGGAAATTGCCGTCGGTCGTGTTTTTGGTGGCGGTTTTATGCAGGATGGCAGAGACATCCGCACCGATCTTGACCCCGGCGGCCTCCTTGGCGAAGATGATCACATCGCTCTGTTTCATGGGGGAGAATTTGACCGGGTTGAAGGTACGGGTCTGAATTCCGTCCCGGCCGCCGTATTTAAGCAGGTTCAACAGATTGTGCTCACCGATCAGCACAATGGGGCACAGGGTCATACGGGTGATATCGCGCATCAGCTCCAGATGGCCGCCCTTCAACCGGCCGGCCTCGTCGATGAAAATGATGGTATCCGGGTGCTCGAACAGATATTCGATGATGTCACGGAAGCAGCGGCCTTTGCGGTGGGCAATGTTCTCGATTCCCAGCTCGAAACAAAAGTCGCGCAGGAATTCCAATTCGCTGGTGATCCAGATAGCCGTGGATTCGAGATACACCGTGTTTTTACGGTTGGCATGATACCACTTTACGGTTTCGGATTTGCCCAGTCCGGCTTTGCCGTAGACGACTCCGAATTTGCCTTCGCCCACATCCATTCCGACATCGTCCATCATCGTTACAACGTTGCGGACATTCTGCGTTTGAATAAAAACCGAGTGAGATATGCGTAATTCCGGCATTGATGCTCCTTTCTGTTATCCGTTCGCGGATCGCCGACTCACATCGCCTCCGCCATCACGGCCTCCTTTTTGCGAACCTGTTCCCAATAATCGTTCTCCTCGAGGCTGCGATAGGTCGGCGTCTGCTCGAAATAGCGCATGAAGGCCAGCCACTTTTTCGGAATCACCACCTGCCGGGCCTCCAGTCTGACCAGCTGCTCGTACCGGTCCGGCTCGTCCAGCTGATCCAGTTCGGCAAAGACATTCACCGGCTTTTCCTCGTGCGATTCGAAATACTCGGCCGCTTCCCGCTCAATTCGTTTTTCGTCGGCGGCGGTGAGCTGTTTGGGCGCGGACTCACGGTCGATCTGCAGCGGTCCGGCAGGCGTTACGCCGTCGCGTTCCAATTGCTGCTGATGCGCCGGCAGGACTTCCTTTTCCAACAGCATCTTGGACAATCCACTGGCCAGCTTGTACTGGTGGCGCTTGATTGCGATCTGCCGTTCCAGCTGGAGATTGTCCTCTTCGGTCCCCAACTGCCTGGCCGCCGGATGGGTTGTCTCCTGTTCGTGTGCGATACAGACAAACTCGCCGTCTTCATAAACGGCGATATAGCCGGGGTCCTGGATGTCGTAGTAGATTTCGACCTTGTGGTGACGGCCGTAGAGATTCTCATGATAATAGTAGCGGCCCATGTGAGAGATGCGGCTGGCACGGACCAACGCGTCCTTTCTGGTCCACATCAGGGCGGTCAACTCCATTGGATCGACGCCCTTCCCCCTGCCCGGTTCGAACAGGTCGATGGGCGCCCAGCCTTTCAGGTATTTGCTGCGCTCCTGGGGCCGGCGGGCGTATTCGTCCATCCAGTTGGCTACCATGCAATGGGCCATTTCCATTGTCAGGCACTTGCCGGCCACCACTTTTTCGTAAACCTTGCGGTGGAGTTTTTCGCCGCGCATCAATCGCGGCGGCTTGTTGGCGATAGAGGTGCCGGTGTAGGTGGGTGCGTCGCGCTCCATTTCTGCCATAACGCCAAAGAAACGCTCCACGGTTTTGGATTGGCCGTGATACGCCCAGGCAAAAATGGTCTGGATGCCCAGATTGCTGTAGATGCCGGAAAGACCAGCCTGTTCGAGGTCGGTATCGAGGCCGGTGCCCTGGAAATACTTGGCTTTAAAGGCTTTACCGTTATCCAAGTAGACCACGCGCGGGATCTTGCCCAGCATCAGGATCGCCCGGCGCAGTGCGACCGAAATCGCCACCGTGTTCTCCGTAGGGGCGATCTCCCAGCCGCAGGGCATATTGGACCGCATGTCAAAAAACGTGATCAGTTGCATCCGCTCGATTTTGCCGGTCCACGGATTCAGGATCTGGAAGTTGAGTTTATGACCGTCGGCAACCAGGATGTCGCCCACGTTGATCAGTTCCGGATTGCGCTCGATGGAATAGCAACAATTGTCGTTCCAGTATTTCTTGCCATGGCGCTGGAAACACCAGATGTCATAATTGTGGGCCTTGAAATCCATCAGCCAGCGCCGGTAGGTATCCGGGCTGTGACCGTTGTCGATCCCCAGTTCGGCCATGCGATTCTTGGCTTTACGAATGATTTCGGAAATCAAACGCTTGTTTGGATGCAGGGAGATCTGGAGGATGATGGTGGCCTGCTGCGCGGTGACGATGGATTTGCCACGCCGCCAACGGCCCCGGCGGTCGGAAAGATCGCCGCCGGCACGAATGGTGCGCTTCCAGCCCTCGATGGTTTTCCAGGAGACCGGTCCGACGATGGCGTGGATCTCTTCGAAGATCAGTCCGGAATTGTAGGCCAGGATAAAATTGTCCCGGGCCACGGCCTTGTTGCCATGTCCGGCGGCGGCCAGGGTGCGGATGTACTGCAGAAGCAGGTCGGTCTTTGCGCTGAATACCGCCTTTTGCTTTTCGGTCATCGCCGGCACCGGCGTTTTCTCCGGTGCGGCCATCGGAAGGCGATTCGTGGATGCCTCCGGCAGGTTACAAACTATTTCCTTATTATAAAGGAGACGGATGTCCTCGGGCAGGCGGTTGACGGGGTAATGCTTGATCTTTCCACCACGGCCGGTTGCCAGGCTATATTTCCAGCCCTCCTTCAGCGCCCGTTTCCTGGATGCCCTGACGGTCACGCCAAGTAATTTTGATATTTCTTTTGCCGTGAGTGCCTGCATGATCAATCCTCGATAAAACGCCTCAACCGTTCGATGAACTCGATCACCTTTTTACGGTCGATCCCTTTGAAATTGTCTTTCTTGGCGGCAAAGAGTTTTTCCGTGATCGTCAGGAATGCTTGTATAAAGTCCTCGGGTAGTTCGCGCGCGGCCTGGGTGATTTTCGTTCCGGTCCGCTGGAGGGTGACACCTAATTTTTCGTTGACCAATTTATTGACATGGGCACCTGTGGGCTTTCCTTTCGGGGAGGTCTGGACGGCACGCTGCCAAACCTCGATCTGTTCTTCCGGTCCGGCAAGTTTTGCCATCGACCGGATCTGACGTTCGTTCGATGGCAGGGAAAGAAACGGGCTGATATCCGAACCCAAAGGTGGATTTTGTAACCCATGGGTGACATTTTCGAAAACATTGGCGGCATCGATCAGTCGATAGGCAGTCTGTCTGGCTATCCCGAATTTCGATTCCACATAGACCTCAAAGGTCGGATGGGTTTTGCGATAATATTTTTCCCCATGGATTTCCCGCAGCGCGAACCCGCTATCGAAGGGACCTTTCATGCCTTCGACAACGACCCTCTCAAGTTCCTCCAAACGGTTTTCTTCTTGCTCCGTCAACGGATCGATCACTTCAACTTCGCTGTTTTCCATGTTCACCACCTTTTTATGCGATACGGTCATCGATCATATGTTCTGGACAGCCTTTTTTACGCAGGTACGCCAGCACCCGTTCATCGTCCTCTTGGCCCTGTACGGTGCGCCAGGTCGTCTCCATCGATGCGCCGGTGATCATCACCACGTCGCCGATGGAAATGTTATGCTGCCAAAGCCAGCTGGAGACTGCATTTCTCGCCATCAGGCCACCTTCTTCCTTTCGGGCCAGAATTTCTGACCCAGGCGCCGTTCAATAAAGTCCTGGATTTCCTGCGGCCGGCGCCTGCCGTTCACCACCTGCGAGATGTATTGCCGCGACACCCCCAGCTCGTCGGCCCAGTCGGACATCTTTTCGCCTTTTCGCAGGGCGATGGAACGGATACGCCTGGCAATCACTTTACGGCCGATGCTTTTTTCATCGTCACGGTCGTCTACATATAGGGTGTAGGTGATTTTTCGTTTGCGGCTCATCTAAAGCTCCGATTCGATTCTGCGGACAATCCGGTTTTTCTCCTTGATGTCCATTTTTGCCTTGGCCCATGAGAGCAATTTTTGTTCGCGGTCATCTACTATTCGAAGCCCCAACGGACGCGCCAGTGTATCGATTGCCGAACATCGCTCGACGGCGGCACAAAAAACGGGCAGCGCCTTCAAAGGGATGCATCGGTTGAGTTCGTTGGGATTAAGCCATTTTTCGAAGGTTTCGACGGTGAGGCGTTTGCAGTTGCCGTTGACCAGGCATACGCCGTAGCGGGCGGCCAGATCGTTCATTCGATCCACGATCTGCTCTCGGGATAATCCGCATTCGCGGACATCGGTGTTCATGACCTGTTTGATCGGGCGGATCACATTCAGGGTGGGTTGGTCGAAGAGACCGAGTTGGATGGTGATGGGCTTGTTCATCTTGTCCGCCGATTCGATCCAGGTTGTCCGGTTTTTACGAAGACTCGGACATTGACATTACGGGCTCATCTAAATTAGAGTAAGACCGTCGCTAACTTGTATAGCACTAAAAACGTTTTACACCAAGATTTCTTGGTGGTCAACAGTTTTTCTTGGTTCCCGCTATTTTTTTAGTAAATTTGCTTAGAAAATTATATAAACTACTAAATTAACAATAATTAAATGCCAGTTCCCACTTCAAAAATCAGTTCCGACTTAGGTTCCGACTTAGAGAAAAGAAGCCGGAACCAAGATAATTTCTTCCATAGAGTGAAATTAGCACGTGAAAATATTGGTATTAGCCAAAACGAGCTAGCAAATAAACTTGGTGTTAGCACCAACACAATCCAGAGTTGGGAAAAAAACGTCTATCCAAAAGCTGATAAAACGGTACAGCTTTCAGCTATCTTAGATTGTTCTCTAAATTGGTTACTTATGGGCGAGGGGGATCAAGGAGATCTGTCCATCGAGGATAAAAAGGTCCCCACCGATAGCATTCGCGACATGCAACATGATCACATTATTCGGGAATTCGACGATAAGGAATTTGCGCTGGAGATCAACCAAGCCCTCATGGCTGTAGAAAAAACTTCTTTAAAGGAGTTTTATAAGATAGGAGGATATATCAAGGCCCTGTCGGAAAGCGGGATCGAAATACGCACTCAGCACGGCCATTCCCAAACCCAACAAAATGATTCCGAAGTCTGGGACGGAACCGAACGCAGATCGGGGAAAGACCGACGTAAATCGGTTTCTGAGGAACTGCCGCCTTCCCGGAAAAATGATTCTCCGACAGGATAAGTAGCTGTAAAAATAATAAATCGTTACACAAAAAACCTAAAAAAGATTATCTCCCTGGTTATTTTTTAAATTTTTATCGTTCTTTCCTTTAGCAAGCCTTGGTTCAGCAAAAATAAGGAATACCGTATAAAGTTCTTGCTGAACCTGTTCTTATTTTGAAATCCCGAAAGGGTATCGAATTACCCTAAAATCTGCTCACTTTTCATTTTTTACTAAAAGACCCTTTCGCTATCCAAAATCGCGTACTTTGCGTCAACATACCAAGAACATGATATAAACTGATTAGCAAAGCATTTCGTTAGTCGTACCACAACAAACGAAGGCAAAAAACAGTGCTTTTTGGGCAAATACCGATTCCCTCTTCGAAAAACGGTTCAGGCAATTTTAAAATGGGTCACTCATTAATAATGCTCAAATTGTTATACGCCTAATTAGTCGCATAAACCGTCATATACGGGTAATACGCGACCAATTTGTCGTATAACACGATTTCGTCTGCAAAACAGTCGTCTTATAATGCAGCTATTGGGACGTATATAATAGGCTATACAACATATTAATGAATCGACAGTAATGATTATTCAAAGAAGATGGAATCGACAGTCTACTAAACTAGAATTAAAAATGCACATCGTTGCTTTTTTAGATATCTTAGGCTTCAAAAACATACTCCAAGAAAGAAGATATAATGACATAAATGTGTTGTTTGAGGAAATAGCTGATACAATATACCAGTACAAGAGGCGCAGTTTCCTATCTGCTTGGGAAAACATATTTTACCCGAAAGTTATAAATTTTTCAGATAGTATTATTATTTACCAGCCACTATTTGAAAAGAAAGGTACTTGGTCTTTTCAAATTAACCATAATATTTTTGAATCATTTCAATTTATTGTTCGCGACGTTGTGGCCACATCTCTTCTTGCTGGAATTCCAATTAGAGGTGCTATTAATGTAGGTGAGTTTTTTGCGGGTGAAGCATTATCTGTTGTCCCTGATAAAGTTTATAGGGGGCCAAGAATGATACCAACATATTTTATTGAAGATTTGGGTGACCCCCCGCCTATACCTGAAGACTATGAAAATAAGATCCTTGATGCTGTTAGATTACCTATGCATTTTGGTGATGCATTAACAGACGCTTATTTGATGGAAGGCAAAATCAATAGCATAGGAGTATTTTTGCCTGAATCTGCTTTGAAAAACCCTTTATGTAATTCAGCAATACAACACAGGATAGCTTTGAGGGATATCATTAAATTAGATGTTGAGGGAAAATCTATGTATGCTTTGAATTGGTGCAACAGAATGGACTATGAAACTTATTTAAAATTAGAGGATTATATAAAAAATCAGATTAATGTTTCCGAAGGGACGGTTAAAGCCAAATGGATTTCTCTATATGAATTTACTAAGACCGCACCAAAAAAATAAAATGTATAACCATTTGTTTCACACTCGACCGGGAACCCGGGGCGGCCTTTTTGCATAGGACTTTCAGCTTTCAGCGCTTTTTAAAAAGCAAGTCTGCATTGGGCTTCCAGCGGGTGAACAATGCGTTAGCTTCTGAGTCGTTGCTAATTTATGAAAAGATAGATGACTTGGTTCGTAAAAAATATTTCAGCATGCAAAAATAGTAATATAAGGCATCAAAATGGCAGCTATATTAAAACAATATTGGCTTTATCTTGTCGGTGCCGCAGGGGTAATTGGAGCATTAACAAAATTCTATTTGGATACTCTCAATATTAGAGAGGCGAAACTAAAAATTGCAAATCTTGAATCACAGCTAAATACCGATAGAAATAGGATTATTCACGGTCTCACGAATGAAGAAATTGAGAAATATTCCTCCACACCATTAGTTTTTAAAAAGTGGTCAAAATCAATACAAAAATCACCTGGAATTGCAATCACTATTGTTTGCATAATTATCATTCCAGTTTTGTTTAATGTTGTAAGCGAAGTAAGCATTAATTCTGACGTTTCATATGAAACCAAGTTAGAGGAAATATTTAAATTAGAACCAATTAAAAGAGAAATAAGTTGGGGGCCTCACTGGCGTGATCCATTAAATGGGATAAAAGGGAGATTCAATATTTACCCTACAAAATTGAGAATTGCAAAAGCAAATAAAGAGGAAACGTGGTACATTTCCCAAGAATTTGAAATAACTGATGGTATTCTATCAGATCATTTGCCGAGCCCTAACCCTAGCATAATACCTAATCCACCCATACCCTCCCAGACATATAATTTCAAAGGGTTAGCAAATATAACTGCAAAGATAAAAATCGAAAGAAATAAAATTCATTTCATCGAAAAACCAAAGCTGTCTTACACTACGGGGAATTATTTAGGTGATGGCGCAGAACAAATAATAGATTTTGTATATATTAAAGAGGGCGTTGGTATAGATTCTGACTAATACATTTTCTTTTAGATGTTTCAATAGCTAACCTCTGCTTTAACAGCAACGGCAAAAAGCCGCCACGCGTTAAGCATGCGTTTCTATGGAGGGTCTACTTATGATGGATTTTGTGGTATTCACTGCAGATTTGCCTCTTGCACCGCTAATTGGTGAAAATACTCGTGGTGGAGAGCTTCATGAATTTCAAAAAATAGAAGAGGCAAGAGAATTTTCTAAAAGTCAAAAAGAAAATTGGGATAGAGTCATTTTATACAAACGAATTGAGTCAGGAAAGCTCGACAGAATAGAGCATTACCAAAACGGTAACTATTACATCGGGGATAAGCGAGTAAGAAACAGTTGACGTTGTGATAGTTATTTTCCGTTTAACAAATTGGTAAAAGGGCAACGAACCATCGAGATGCAATTCCATTAGAGCTTAATATGACTCTTATTACAGGCTTTTTTAGAGATGGATGTCCTATTTTAATGGGAGATCTACTGGTTTCAGATAATGCTACAGCAGATAAGGAATTTTTATTTCCTACTGTTGGTAGGGTTTCTAAAAAAGATATTTCAAAAGGTGAATACAGTCCTTCACATCTTTGTCAAAAAGCTATTCAATTATCTCCAAAGCTTGCAATTTGCTGGGCTAATAAAAAAATTTATGCAAGCAGTTTTATAAAAGAAATTATTAGGTCTAACGCACATATAGACCCATCCTATGATTTACTGATGCAGATCTACTCTGACCTATGTGGACAAAATGATCTTTCAATAATTGGCATTCTGCGAAACGGAACAGAAATGCAGCTATTTGATTTTGAATCTTGGCCAGTGGATTTCCCTGATCCGGGATTTCAATATTTTAAAGCCGCAGGTTCGGGATATGCTACTCTTTTAGAATCAATTCCTCAAATGGGTAGGTGGGCACCATCGCGTAACCTTAATAAACTTGAAATCGGAATATCTACCGCCATTCAATTCAGTACAGCATTGCTCTCATATGAAATTATATCTCAACTGCCGATAGAATCTTTATTTGGTGTCGGATATGAAATTGTGCATCCGCTGGGTGCTAATTTATCAAAATTCTCTGATCTAACATATGTTTTTTGGACAGCATTAGAAGATCAACCACAAAAATGGATGATAATTCCTTTCCCGTTTCTAATTTTCAATTATTCATATTTTAGAGACCTGTTTATCATTAGAAGTGCCAGGGCATCACAGGCAAAGACACCTGGAGTATGCAAAATTGATAGTGACGAATTGCATTTAATAAATCCTATCTATAGAAAAATAAATCCAAATGAAATAAAAGACTATTCCCCTAATTCCTTTAATTCAAGATATATATGCAATGTCTTTTTGTGGCAAAATTTCAAAAAAGCTGATGGAATGTTCGCAACCCTTGGCCAATATAACAAAATTTCATCTCCGATAGTTTGGACCAATGAATTTACTAAAAATGAGGGTATAGATGTAAATTTAAACTTTTTAAAAGATTCAATTGCTAAAATTGCTATGCAAGCTAATGTTGAAGAACTCTAACCTGAGGCTGTTGCGGACTCGGTGCCTTCGCAGCAAAGCCACGTCGTTCAAATTTCTGAGATAGTGTGCAAATCTGAGCAAGATGGAACTGGTTTCAGACCATTTTTCTGATTTATAGAATTCGCCAAAAATTCCGCTCCAAAACCTCTCGTAAAAACATCACACCACACCAAACATGCCGACATGACAGCATATCCAGCCACGCCCAAAACCCACTGAATCCCGTCAAATCCCGTCAAATCCCGCCAATTCGTTTTTCTTAGATAGTGTGCGTGCGGTAAATCAGATCCGGCGGGCCATACGCGTAAACCCACCTTCAACCAATAAAAAAAAGGGGTTGCAGTTTGGAGACTGCAACCCCTTGGAAGTTCTGGCGCGCCCGGCAGGATTCGAACCTGCGACCTACGGATTCGTAGTCCGGCACTCTATCCAGCTGAGCTACGGGCGCTAAAAAGTTGGACAGGTTCTTAAGCCAAAGCGGGAAACATGTCAATGAATTCTTTTTCGGCATGGCCGTCTGATCTCCAAATAGATATTGATCAATATTGGAAAACCCGCTAACTGCCGGCAGATGGAAAATCCACACGAAACATTCATGCAGATGGCCATCGATCAGGCCCTGGCCGCCGGCCAAGAAGACGAAGTGCCGGTGGGCGCGGTGATCGTGGACGCCGACCAGCAGGTGCTCGCCAGCGACCACAACCGCACCATCGGAAACTGCGATCCATCGGCCCATGCGGAGATCAATGTACTGCGCGCCGCCGCCCTCCGCATTCAAAATTATCGTTTGTTAAGCACCACGCTCTATGTTACGGTTGAGCCTTGTGCCATGTGCATGGGAGCCATTGTCCATGCCCGCGTGAAAGCACTGGTATTCGGCGCGTTCGACCCCAAATGGGGGGCGGCCGGAAGCCTTTACCAACTGGGCCAGGACTCCCGCACCAACCATCGTGTCGAAATCATACATGGTATTTGCGAAGAGCGCTGCCGCCGCATCATTCAGGACTTTTTCCGAATGCGGCGCAAGCGCAAATGATTTGGGCCGGAAACGCCGGTTTTGGACTGGTTTGGGTTCACTTTTTCGATGAAGGAGCAGCAAGTGGCAAATATTGCAATTGTGGGGACCCAGTGGGGTGACGAAGGAAAAGGGAAAATCGTGGATCTGCTGGCAGCGGAAGCCGATGTGGTGGTGCGCTTTCAGGGAGGCAACAACGCCGGGCACACCATGGTCGTCAACGGCGAGCAGTTCATCAGCCACCTGATTCCATCGGGAATTCTGCAGAAAAAAGTTTGCGTGATCGGTAACGGGGTCGTCGTGGACCCGGAGGTGCTGATCGGCGAGATCGATTATCTGGAATCCAAAGGCATCGCCGTCGGACCTGACATGCTGATGATCAGCGACCGGGCCCATGTGATCATGCCCTACCACAAACTGGTCGATCACGGCCGGGAAAAAATGAAGGGCGACAAGAAGATCGGCACCACCGGACGGGGAATCGGCCCTTCCTATGAAGACAAGGCCACCCGCCGGGGCGTTCGCTTCGTGGACCTCGTCGACCCGCAATCCTTCAGGGAACGGCTGGAAGCCATCGTTCCGGATAAAAACTTCTACCTGGAAAAATTTCTGAATACCGAAACGGTCGACCTGGAAGCGATTGAAGCGCAGTACACCCAATTCGCTGAAAGGCTGCGCCCCTACGTTTGCAACGTCTCCATCGCCCTGCAGAAAGCAATTCAATCCGGCCGTCAGATCCTGTTCGAAGGCGCCCAGGGAACCCACCTGGACATCGATCACGGAACCTACCCTTTCGTTACGTCTTCCAACACCGTTTCGGGCAACGCCTGCGCCGGCAGCGGTGTGGGGCCCAAGGACATTAACGGTGTGGTCGGCATCGTCAAGGCCTATACCACCCGCGTGGGCGCCGGCCCTTTTCCGTCGGAACTGTTCGACGAAATCGGAGACCAGATTCAAAAAACCGGTGCGGAATTCGGTGCCACCACCGGCCGCCGCCGACGCTGCGGCTGGCTGGATACGGTCATCCTCAACAACGCGGTGCGTCTCAACGGGCTTACCGGCCTGGCCATCACCAAGCTCGACGTTCTCGGGGAGTTGGACGAACTGAAAATCTGTACCGCCTATGAACTAAGCGGGCAGCAAATCGAAGAAGTTCCGGCCAATCTCAATCAGCTGGCCGAATGCAAACCCATCTACGAAACCCTGCCGGGATGGCGGCAGGATATCCGCGGCATCCGCAAATACGAAGATCTGCCCGATCTTGCCCGCAGCTATCTGGCTCGCATCGAAGTGTTGACGAACGTGCCGATCCAGATCGTCTCCGTGGGTCCCGGAAGAGAGGAAACCATCGTTTTGAACAATCCTTTTGCCGGATAA